TAGAAGAACTTTTAACACTTTTAGGTGCTACGACATCTAATATGTATTTTCCAGTTCCACTAGCTATAGCTGGAACTCCATTAAAACAATATATGGATACATTAAAAGATAAATTAGCAACAATAAAAAGTAACAAACATTTTATAGAACCAAACTAATAAGAGGTAATTATGAAAAAGAAAAAAACAAATATAAAAACTATAATTAGAAAAATCGTTAGAGAAGAAGTTGCGATGGCTATCAAAGAAGTTATAACTGAATTGAAACAACCAACTCAATCTAAACCAAAACCAAAGAAAATTGTTGAGAAAAAATCATTTACAAATAATTCTGTATTGAATGATGTGTTGAATGAAACAGCTCAAGATGGTGAATGGAAAACATTAGGTGGTGGTGAATTTACAACTGATAAAATGAATGAATTGGTTGGTGGACAATATGGAGATATGATGAAGGATACACCACAACAAGTTCCATCAAGTGACCCAATGAGTCAATTCTTAAATAAAGATTATAGTGAAGTTTTAAAAAAAACTGATGAAAAGCAAAAACAAAAACACGGAAGATAATTATGGGATTAAAAGATGATTTAATGGAAGCCAAAGCTCAAGCAGCTTTAGCATCAGGAGCAAATCCAGATGATATAGACATATCTGAGGGCTCTGCTACTGAAGTGGAGGCTGAATTAATGAAGGAAGCTATAGTTAATTTTTTAACAGAATCTGAATTTAGAATAACAAAATTGAATGCTCCAGTTAGGGTAGAAAACTTTAAAATACCTGAACAACTTGTAAATATAGAATTAGAAACTTTGTTAGGACCATATCAACCTGTTTTAAAAATATTAAAACAACTTGGTAGTCCATTGGGACTTGGACCTGCAATAGATAAATTGGAGGGTGAGATAGAACAAGCCATAATACCTTTGTTAGAAGGTGGTGCTAAACTAGCTGGATTAGAATTAGGTAAAGATGTAGGTGGGCTAGAATCTACTGGTTATGTTTTCATAGGTGAAGATCCAGACTCGGAAGATGGATTTGATGTTGAGGATGAAGATGGGCAGAGAGATTATACATCTGCAAAATTAATTAGAAAAGATATTGAGAACTTATTATAATGGCTATTAAAGACATATCAAGAAAACCATATATTGAAGATAATGATGCTAAAGTAAAGATTGGTATTGATTTACCAATTCGTAGAGATGATACAGTGGGTGGTTTTTTTGCAAGCACCTCAACAACCATTGAAGCTGTAAAAAACAATATAAGAAATTTATTACAAACCGAAGAGGGTGAAAGATTCTTTCAACCAAACTTGGGGATAGATTTAAAATCATTTTTATTTGAACAAATTACAGAAGAAAACTTATTGAGTATACAAAATAAAATATTAGATAAAATAGAATTTTGGTTACCCTTTGTTGAGGTAAGAGATATACAAGCTTTAAGTAATGATGATGATACAACGATTGGAGTAAATGAAATTAGAGTAAAAATATTATTTAACATTAAACAAGACCCAAGTACTTTAGATTCAGTGACATTAGATTTTTCAAGTGATGTAACTGGGGATAATACAAACGCCACTGGTGGTGGATATTAATTGGAGATAAAATATGCCAACATATGGTAAAGAAAACTTTAAAGAAACAAATGTAAATTACTTAAATAAAGATTTTGGAGCATTAAAAGAATCTTTGATGAATTATGCTAAATCTTATTTTCCAGATACCTATCGTGATTTCAATGAAACATCACCTGGTATGATGTTGTTGGAAATGAATGCTTATGTTGGTGATGTGTTATCATTTTATATCGACCAACAATATCGTGAGTTGTTATTACCATTAGCAGAAGAGAGAAGAAATATAATTAACTTAGCTAAAATGTTTGGATATAAAGTAAAACCAATAGTTCCAGCCTTTGTTGATTTAACATTCACTTCAGATGTAGAGGTATCAAGTGGAGACCCATCAAAAGTTGACTATTCAAAAGCGGGTACATTTGATGCAGGTATTGAAATAACCTCAACAGCAAATTCTGATATTACATTTACAACACTTGAACACATTGATTTTAGAATATCAGCTTCTAATGATACTGATTCAATTGCTGAATTTGATAGTTCTCAATTAGCTTCTAAATACAAATTGTCAAGAACTGTAAAGGCTGTAAGTGCAACTGAAAAAACAATTTCATTTCAAGTTGGTTTACCTGTAAAATTTAGAAATTTAATAATACCAGATACAAATGTAATTGATATTATTTCTTGTGTGGATTCAAATAACAATAATTGGTATGAGGTTGATTTTTTAGCACAAGATAAAGTTCCAATCCAAACTCATTATACTGATGATGCGAATAGAGATTCAGCTTATGGGAATAGTTTAAATGATAACAATTCAGATGTGGCTGTCCCATTCTCTTTACAATATATAAAAACAACAAAAAGATTTACTCGTGAAACAAATACAGATAATACAACATCATTAATATTTGGTAATGGTGTGTTAAAGGATGGACAATTAGTTGATGATAGTTTTATTGATATGGAACAGGTTGGGATTGTTATACCTGGTCAGGCAAATGATTTAAACCAATCAATAAATCCATTGTTAGGTGATGAGTATTCAACACTTGGTGAAACACCAAACCAAACAACTTTAACAATTACTTATCGTGTTGGTGGAGGACTTGATTCTAATGTTCCAGCCAATGACATAATTAGTGCACCAACATCTTTATCTCCACAAAATGGAAACACAGATGCAAGATTATCAACTGTTGTAAACACTAATGCTGCTCGTGGTGGTAAAGATGAAGAAGATACAATTGAAATTAGAGAAAAAGCTAGAGCGTTTTTCACAACACAAAACAGATGTGTGACAAAAGAAGATTATGAAGCAAGAGTGTTGAACATACCAGCAAAGTTTGGAAATATTGCAAAAGTATATGTTACGCGAGGTGAAGCTTCAGACTTTTTTGAATCTCAGATAGGTGCAGCTAATCAACAACTTAGTGATTTACAACAAACTCTTGAAGATAGTATTCAAGAGATTATAGATGGTGCAGAGGATGATAGTGTAATTCAGATTGTAACACAATTAATTAACTATCTTAATAACGATTTACCACAGATGTCTAATATTCAATTTGAATATGTTCCTAGTGATGAATCTAGTGGTTTATCAACGATAAACATTTATGTATTAGGTTATAATAATTCAAAACAATTAGTTGGTAATCCATATGCAAATTCTTTAGGAACAAAAGATGATTTACCAATAACATTGAAAAATAATATAAAAAAATATTTAGATGACTTTAGAATAATGACAGACACAGTAACTATTAATGATGGGTACATTGTAAACTTTGGTGTAATTTTTGATGTTATTGCTGAAAAATATGCTGATAAACAAAAAGTAAAATTTGATTGTATTCAAAAAATAATAGACTATTTTAATATTAGTAAAATGCAATTCAACCAACCAATATTTAAAAGTCAATTGGAATTTGAATTGATGGGTGTTGAAGGTGTTCGTTCAATTGGACATGTAACTCTTACTCAAAAAGATGACTATAATAGTGAATCAGCTGATGCTGATTTAGATTCAGCAACATATAGATATTCATATGATGGGGAAGGTGGGTTTGAAGACTCATCTATAAATGGTGGAGGAACAATTGGTTATGGGTTTAAATATAATTTTCAAAATGCACTATCAGATGATGGCACAATTGTATTACCACCAAACACAGCAACACCAACGGTTTTTGAATTAAAGAATCCAAACCAAAACATACAAGGGAGAGTTAGATAATGCATCATTTTATTTTTCCAAATCAAGACACTTGGATTTCAAGTGGTAGTAGTAAAATAGATGGTACTTCTTTTAAAGACCAAAACTTTGGAAGAGACCAAATACTTGAAGTCAAAAAAGAATTTTTTAATTTATCATTCGACCATCCTACAAGAGCGTTGGTTCAATTTAGTGGAGACGAGTTTACAGAATTATCTAAATCTGTGGCTGATGGTACGATAGCGTCTGATGCAAAATACTATTTAAGACTTTATGAAGCTGAGGGTAATGCTGAAATGACTGAGGAATATACTTTAGCTATTCAACCTATATCACAATCTTGGATTGAGGGTACTGGTAAGTTTGGTGACAGACCAAAAAACACCAATGGTTGTAGTTGGGAAAATCGTAGTAATCCGATAGGAGGAACTGCGGTGCCTTGGGCTAATACTGGTGTAACGGTTTATTCTATAAGTTCATCAACTCAAGCTTTTTCAAATCAATCACCTGATGTTAATGTTGAAGTAACTGATATGGTAAATATGTGGTTACAAGGACAAGAAGAAAATTACGGAATGTTAGTTAGTTTTAGTGGAAGTCAAGAAACAGACACAACTACATTTGGACATTTGAAATTTTTCTCAAGAAACACACATACAATATTTTCACCAAGATTAGAAGCTCGCTGGGATGATTCATCATTTTCTACGGGTTCATTAAATGAATTAACAATGAGTGGGTTGGCTGATAACTTTTTATATATGCAAGGTTTAAGAGAAAGTTATAAAGTTGGTGAACGAGTTAAGTTTAGAGTTGGTGCTAGAAAAAGATATATTCAAAAGACTTTTACCAATTCTGTACAAACCGTAACTGGTTCATTTATAACTGAAGGTAGTGGTTCATACGCTATCAAAGATGTAGCAACTGATGAGTTCATTGTTCCATTTGAAGATAATCAAGATACAAGTTATACAAAACTTAGTTGTGATAGTAATTCAAATTATTTTATACAATACTTAGATGGATTCTATCCTGATAGAGTTTATAAAATATTATTAAAATTAAAATTAGATGATGGACAAGAACAAGTATTTGATGATGATTTTGAATTTATAGTGAAAAGGAAATAGGTTATGGCTCAAATTACATTAGAACAAGGAAAAGACAATCTTGAAAAATTATTAGACTTAATCGCTGACGCTTTTATACAAAGCCCATTCATTGACAGCGATGATGTTAAGGTGAATCAAAGAACAATTCGTAATGGATTAGTTCAATTAAATAGATTGTCAACGGATGAAAATTTAGTTTTATATCAAAAAGACATTAAGGCTAATCCAGAAGATTTACAAATAATGCAGGATACAGAAGAAGGCCCTATCGCTGCATTATTAAATATAGCTAATAGTATTGATTTTAATATGTTAGATGACCCACCAATTCAAATTCTTGAAGTTGGTGATGGGGGAGGAGAGCCAGCACTTATTATAAGCATTATGGGTGGTGGATTGCCCGGTGGTGGAATGGATATTACACAGTATGTTGTAAATCTTACTGATAATGCTGATGGTGGTGTTGTTAATCCAATAAACATAAGTCAATTTGTATCATTAGAACAATCATCTTCAATTGTAAATGTAGAACAAGCTGAAGAATTTCTTGATACAAATATTTTTGAATTACTACCAAGTGGTGATACGAGACAAGCTAGAATAACAAGATTTTTTCAAGAGTTAAATGCATTACTTCCACCATCAACACCTGAATTTGATTTATTCGATTCAGAGGGTAATGAAATTCCAGACAACAGAGTTGATAGAGCAGAGGATGGAACTTGGATTGGTGCTGAACAATATAGTCAAGATAATAGTATTTCGTACGCACAAGATAATCAAGATGGTAACATTGACGAAGAAGATGCTTATTTCCACAGATTAAAAGATACAGCAAATTCTACAAATGAA